CGAAGTGCTTCAGACCGTTAGGCACATCAGTAGTCAGATACCAACCATTGGTGTCGGTCAAGAAGTTGTTAATGGTGTAGCCTTCAGGGATTGAACCGTTGTTCTTCAAAGCGTTGATGTCGTTATCGGTAGTGCCAACACGCAGGCTGGTCTCCAACAGACGAGTAGCAACGAATTGCAGAGCAGGCGGAATAATCAGCTTGCGGGGCTTGGCTGCAATCAACAGGCCGCGCTCATCAGTCCAAGCGGCGATCTGAATAACTGCGTTTTCCAACGAAGTCTCATTCAGGTCAGCATTGGTAGATGGACGATTGCTGTTTGTCGCACCGTTAACAAGCGGGTGCGCCGTGCTAAACAGAGCAACGCCGTCGCCACCAACATAGCTGGAGGAGAAACCGTTGTTGATAACCGATGCAGCCTTAACTTGCTTGGTGTACGCCATAGCGCGGGCCAAAGCCTTGGTGTAACGAGCCGACAGGGAGTCGTACAAGTTATCTTCCACAGCCTCTTCAGTGATGGAGAAGCCAAGTGCAATGGTTTCATGGCTGTACCGAGCGGTGAACGCTTCTTGCGCATTGTCATAAGCAATGGCAGAACCCTCGTTCTTCACTGGTGCAGCACTGAAGCCGGACAGCTTGGTTTCTTCTTCAAAGCTACGCTCCGATTTCTCGGTTTCGTAGATTTCCTTGTGTTGCTCACCGTAGCGGGCGTACTCCAAACCAAACAATGCGTTCAATCCGGGTAGCAACTCTTTAAGCAGTTGTGCGCGTGAAATAGCCATGATTTACTCCTTACAGGCCAACTGCGTTGGTGTGGCTGTGATAGCCGGGGTTGAGTTTCACAAGAATGTCTGTGAAGGCATCGCCTACAACAGAGAAACCTTGCATGTTTACAAAACCAACAACGCGGAATGCGGCGGTGGTAGTGACAGCGCTTGAGCCTGCTACAACAGATGCGGTGGAGTTGCCAGTAGAAGTACTACCGGTTGCCACTGCGCCAGTCGAGAAGAACACGTTTGCGCCCAAAGCAGCTTGCGTGACAGAGCCAGCAGACTGAACTTGGAACACAACGCCGGGATCGCTTACCACGTAGGCATTAATCACGCCAGTCGTACCCGTGGGGTAATACTGAGCATAAATCACTTGGCCTTGTGCGTTGATATACGAACAGCCAACAAACACACCAACGATACCGGTATTAGCCGTACCTGTGGGGAATCCGTTAGTCGTCGCGTCAGCGCCGGTTGCGGTTGCTACTGCCAGATAGCCGTTTGCATTTACATACACGGGCGAACCGTTGTAAATACTCGAAGCTGTACCGGCGGGGTCGATGAGATAGGAGGTGGTTGCACCTGCATAAGGTGTACCACCCAACTCATTTACGGCTCGTAGGCCGTAGGGGGATGCTACTGCTGCCATTTAAGGACTCCTAATTACTTAACACCATTTCCAAATCCACCGCGTGTTACTGAAGACTTGCGGTCTGCAAATAACGGCATACGGGGGTCATTTTGTCGCATGAAACTGTTATCCACCGAGTCCATCTGGTTTTGAGCTTCACCATTGTAATAATCAGCCATAGCTTGTGCCTTTTCGGTAGGAATCTTGCAAAGCATGAGTCCACCAATTTCGACATTACCTGACTTTTCATTACCAATAATCATAAGCTCTGGATGATCCTCTGCCTTCACCGGGACATACCCATCACGCAATTTGCGCGACACGTTAGGCCGCATTACTTCTGCATTACCGTGTACCGCAGTCGCTATCCAGCGATATGTGTATCCGGGCTCAGGAGTAGGGTCGGGCAAAGAACTCGACGGTTTATAAACATAACGAGCAGATTTGTCGCGTGTCGCTAGATCACGATTTGTACGGTTTTGAACTTCAGCCATTTTGATTCTCCAATTTCGCTACTTGAACAGCATATTGCTGTGGGGTTAAACCGAATTTCTTTGCTAACGCAACTTGCGTACTTGTTAGCCGAACTTTACCTCCACTCGTAGAACGAGATGCGGAAGCAACCACGGTAGTAGGTCGTCTGGAACCCTCACCGGACGTAGGCCTGTCTTTTGCGCCCTTGAATAAACTAGGGAACGTGGACTGTAAGCGAGCATCAATTTGCTCGAAGTATTGCTCAGAGCGGGGATCAACCCCGTTTTGCACTAGTTTTTTATGCAGCCCTAGTGCGTAGCTGGTGTATTCCTCAAAACCGTCTGCCCCAAACCACTGGTTTTTTGCCTGCCAGCGCAGGGTTTTTTCATCCGGGGGAGTCGGTTTTTGCTGAACTTGTTGCGTTTGTACAGGAAAATCTTCCTCTTGTAAAGGGGTTGGGCGGAAATTCTTTGTCTGCTCAACCCGAATTTTGGCATCCATCACGGCTTCTTGGGCCTCAATGATGGCGTCTGTGTCAAAGGCTTCCTGAGCTTCCTTGAGCCTGCGCCGCGCTATTTGGAGTTCGGTGTCCGCCTTTTGCTTGACGCCCTCAATAACCGCTTCCTGCCCTGTGTACACATTTTGTTTAAGGCGCTTGTTCTCGTCCACCAAGTGTTTGGCAAGGTTTTCAAGCTCTTGCTTTTCCCGCAGAACGGCTTCTTTGACCCGGCGCTCGTCATGACGGGCGTGGGTAAGTTCCTTGATGCGGTTCTTTACCTTGTCAGAGTAGGACTCAATTTCTTCCTCAGTGGGGTCAAGCACTTCTTTGTCCAACGGCTTGCGGCCCCGATCCCGTTCAGGGGTATCGTCTTCTATTTCAATTTCAATATCGCCATCGCCTTCGATTTCAATATCTACTTTTTTGTCTTCAATTTCGTCTGGGAATTTAAATTCATCAGGCATACTAACTCCTTCAAGCGCGGGTTAATCCGCGTGGGTCTTGCACAACAGCATCAACTTGGTCGTCGTTGATGAGACGGAACTCCTTACCAAAGATTTTGAATCTTGTGCCGGTGTATGTACGCACCAATACAAAATCGCCTTCTTTGCACCACGGCCCGGTAGGGAACTTGGTTTTGTCGGCATACGCATCCGCACCAACTTTCATGACGAACAACACCGTGGAGGCGTGCTCTTCTTGGCGCAAACTAGCGGTATCCCGCACTAAATCAAGTGATGTCCCTGCAATCTTTTGATCGACTTCAGGTAATACGCACAATATTTTCCATCCTTGTGGGATAGGTAATTGCGTGGCTTTCTCCTCGGCAGATGCCTCGGGTTCAGGTGCATCCATTGGTTGGATGGGTTCAGGCAGTGCAAAAGCACCGGGGGAGAGGTCAATACTATTCATTGGCTCTTTCAACTTTCTCAAGCAGGTCAAGGAGATAACGCTCTGCAAGGGCTAGACCCGAGATAACCCCACAGAGTTTTTGATACTCGTCAAAAGTGCGACAGCCACCCCCAGCCAAATCATCGGCGTAGTTGTTCATGTCGGTGCGTATTTTTTCGCGCAATACGCGTGCGAAGTCTTGTATCATTTTTTGGTATCACTTTTACTGAAGTTGGCTATGTTTTGCATAGTGTCCTTGCGGGCAGATGCCTGCTCCTGCGCTTTGGCTTTGGCGATGTCGATGCCCATGCGAACACCGTCTCGTTTTTGTTGCGAAGCTAGTTGGGCCTCGTTGTTTTTGGTCATTGCGCCAATCCGCATGGCTTCTACTTGCAAGTTGCCGGAAACTTTCTTTTCCTCCAACTTGAGTTTGTCCACATTGAGCGCTGCGTCGGCGGCAATCTTGGTGGCCTTGAGCTTGAGGTCTGCCTCCTTAAGCTGGTTGGCTGCGGCCTTGATCTGCAATTCTTGCATCTGCATTTGAACCACGGGGTCTTGGGCCTGCTGCTGAGCTTGCTGCTGCGCCGCCTGTGCTTGGTTCTGCTGCGTGACCTGCTGAGCGGCTTGGGCCAACATGCCAGATAGCGCCACTTCGATCTGCGGTGGGAGCTTCTCGTCTTCGGGAGGCATGGGCATGCCCAACTGCTGCTCAATTTGCTGGCGCATTTTGTACCCGGCGTGCTCAGCAATGTGTGCGGTAATCGCACCCATAATCTTGGGAGCCTGCGGGTTTTGCCCAATCAACTGCTGCATCATTGGGTCTTGCAGCAGCATCATGTGGACTTGGATGTGCGCGTCATGGTTCTGGTACATGAACGCCTTCATGGGCTTGCCGTTAAGGGCCGCTTGGTTCTCCGACACAGGGTCAACCGGCTTCATATCCTCTTCAATTGGCACAAGTTTGTCCGCGTTTTTGATGCCCAAAACGTCCAACATACCCCTGTGTAGCTGGGGCAGGTCGTAAATATCCGGGGCCATTTGGGCCATCTGGATGACCGCTTGGTACTGGATAACCCGCTGGCTCATGGTGGCCGCATTGGGGTCAGAGACGGGGATCAGATCAACCAAGTCGTAGTCGCCGCGCTTGGCTTTACGGCTTCCGTACTCGGGTTGGTAGGTGTAATCGGCGTCTGTGTAGTCGCGGATCAGGTTTTTTAGCAGCTTTAGCTCTTGCTTGAGGGCAAAATGCACACGGGCCTGCACCGCCGTCATGACTTTAAGCTGGCGCTCCAGCAGGGCCAAAGTTGTCCCAACCGGTGCATTTGCCGACATATCGGACACATTCATATCCGCCGTGGACGCAAAACGACGGCCTTCGTCCACAATATTGCCCAGCAATTGGTACAAAACGCTGGACGGTTCTTTGTAAGGTAGCGGCAGAATATTGTCGCGGATATTGCCCGAACCTATGTCAACATCCCGCCACTCGCCCGGAGCAATTGGGGTGTCGTCCCCTTTAATGCGCAGACCACGGGACTTCAGGCCACCGGGCAAGTTAGCCAGCGTGCCCGCATCGACCAACTGGCGCATGATGCTGGTGGCCGACTTGGCAAACCCGCCAATCAAATGGAACAAACCAAAACCGTACGCTCCAAAGCCGGGGATGTACTGGTAGTGTACAAAATGCTGACGTTTCAGGCGCAAATTGTCGTCTTCTTTCCAGTTGCGCCGCACCGCCAGCACATCGTTGGTTCCTTTTATTAGGGTTACTACGTAGGGAAGCATGATTTCGGTGGGTTCACCGTCCTCATCCTCGTCCTCATACCCTTCCAAGTCCAAGTCCGCATGGCACTCATATAAGGTGTAGCGCTCATCGCCCAAGTCGTTAAACCCGGTTTCCTTGTCCTTGGCCTTTTGGATGTCCGTGCGATCTTTGGGTGCGTCGGGCAAGTCGATGTCCAAATAAAACCCAGCCTGCTGGAGTTTGATGATTTCGTTTTTGGTCTTGCGCATGACATGGGTCACACGGAAGCACGTATCCAGATCAGTGGCCCCGTACGGTAGCAAAATGTCTTCGGCTGGGACAAACATTGACACTTGGCGTCCCAAACTTGGGTCGTAGTACACCTTTTTGAATGCCGAACCGGTGGCCGGAAGGCTCCACAGCATGCGCTCATGCTCGGCCCGGAACTCCACCATGTTCTCGGTCAACTCAAAGTTCATGTCCTCCTCAACCCGTGCTGCGGCCTCACGCACTTGGGGATTGTCCAGCCCAATAATCTTGGTTTTGACCGGCCCACGGGCAGGAAACGTCTCAGTAATCGTTTCAGCTTGAAAGCGCACCACCGCTTCGGTAATCATGGGGTGGAACACACCACAAGCCCCTTGCCACGGCTCCGTGCGGTCTTCCATTTGCAGGCCCAGCAGCTTCAAACCCTCGACGTACGCCTTCTCCCACTCCTTGCGTGAGGACTTGTCGTTGTCAATGTCCTCCGCCAGATCACCACCCAAGGTTTGCAACGCTCCGCTGTCCATGTATTCAGCCAAATTGTCGTCAAAGCCTTCCTCGCCGTCGTCTTCCCCCGGTTGGATGGATATTTCCAGCCCGTCTTTGCTGATATTGACTTCTTCTGGGTCAATAATTTCGATTTCCAAAGGTTCTTCATCTTGCGCTAACGCATCAATCCCCATTGGTTGCTGGTACAGGGCTTTGTCTACATTGGTTGCCATATCAAATCCTTAAAAACTCAGTAATACGCCGCACGGCGTTTGAAATAAATAGGTTCGTCTTTCGCATCTGTGTTCAACGTAATGAAACCGCCTTGGCGAAAACGCAGCAGCGCTTGGCTGGTAGTGTCCACAAAGTCATCATTATCACCGTTGGGGAACGAGGCTACTTCCTCAATTACTTCCCGCGCCCAGCGCGTATCGGGAGCCCACACCATACCAGAAGCAAACAAATCCGCAATGGCGTTGACCCGTACTATCTTGTCGTTGCCTCGGCTGGGGTTGGTTTCCTGCACGGGGATGTCCATTGCACGCAATTCTTGGATCAGCGGCGCACCAGCGGACTTTTTCTCCACAATGAACGCATCAGGCTCCCACTCCTTATAGTGTTTGAGCGCTGCGGCCTTGAGGTCGGGGAAAGTCATGCGGTCTTTGAACGCGTCCAGCAAAATTATCTGGGCCTCGTCCTTTTCATCCTCGTTGTAGAAAATACCCCACGTTGTGCAGGCCGAGTAGTCAGAGTTGTTCTTTACTTCATGGGCCGTGTCCCACGACTGGATGATGTACTCACACTTGGGCGGCTCTTCGGGCTCCCAGATTCTCCACAGCTTGCGGGAAATTATGGCGGCGGCGTTGCTTGTAGGCTGCTGCATGTACTGAGCGTTCCAGTACTGGGGGTCAATGGATGCCTTGGTGGTCTTTAGCTGCTCCAACGGCCACTGCTCCGGCCAAAGGGACTTCTCGTCCTCAGTCCCCTCGTTCAATATGGCCGGTAGTTCTACGATTTCCCACGGCTCGGCGTCTGGATTCTTGGTCTGGTAGTCGATCAGCCGCCCGGTCAGGTCAAGCTTACCCCAGCGCGTCATCACAATAATGATCGCCCCTCCGGGCATCAGGCGCTGCAAGGGGCCAGTCTGGAACCACGACCAAGCCGTGTCAAACGCTAGACGGCTGTTAGCCTTTACGTCCTGCTCCGAGTGAGGATCGTCAACAACAAATAGATCAGCACCACGACCGGCAAGAGCACCACCCACACCAGCAGCGTAATACTGACCGCCAGCAGCAGTTGACCACTTACCAGCAGCTTTTTGGTCATCCGCGACCAAAGTGTTGGGAAAAACTTCACAGTAGTCCTCGCCGTCAATCAGATTTCGAACCCGCCTACCAAAGTCTTCGGACAACCCGGCGGTGTGGGTTGCCATAATAATTTTCTTCTCAGGGTATTTACCAAGGAAGTACGCGGGGAACAAGTAGGAGGAGAACTCCGAATTACCCATACGCGGGGCGATGTTAATGATGACCCGTTTTTTGCGGCCTTCAATCACATCA